ACCAATTGGATAAACGAACGCGGCAATGGTGGATTGATGCGTGGTTGGTTTAATCCAACTATAAACGATGGTGGTCTTATTGGAGAAATTCCATGGGCTATCATTGATGGAAGCACCGATTATGATAATAACGAATACGTTATTGCTGAATTTGATGGAACCTATGATTTTGCCACAGCGTTAGTAGACCCTATTGGTGGTCAGGTTGTAAAACGTGGCGAAGTGTGGAGATACTTTGGTGGTGTTTGGGTTCGTGAATCTGACAATGATAGTATTAGTCGTGGTTGGATTGATGCTACTGCTGTTGCTGGCGGAACCAATCTTCCTGCACAACCTATTGATGGTTCGATTCATTATAATAATAATGATTATATCATTTGTTTGGTTAATGGTGAATTTGATTTCACCACTGGTGAACCTACGGTTGTAGCGGGAACTGGTGTTGATTTGGACATTGGTGATCGTGTTAGATATGATGGGGCTGTGTGGACAAGAGTTCAAATAAGTCCTGCGTTGATGCGTGGTTGGTTTGATCCTGATACTGACGGTGGTGGTACAGATTTATTATTCACCGAACCTGTTATTGATGGTGGTGTCACATTCAACCGTGGAATTTACGTTGTTGCCCTAATCGATGGTGAATATGATTTTGGTACTGGTTTAACTGCTCCTATTGGAACAGCAACCAATATGCTAAAAGGGGATCGAATCATATACACTGGAACCTTATGGGTTAATTTGGGTGTAGAGGTTGATGCCAATCGTGGTTGGTTCGATCCTGCTATTGATGGTGGTGGTACTGGTGTTCCTGCCAACGTGGTTGACGGTGATCCAACATTAACATATCGTAGAGGTGATTATGTTATATCCCTACGAACAGAATGGTATAACTTCCGATTAGGTATCACTGATCCAACTCAAGTAGAGGTGGATACGGTTCTTGTTCGGGAAGGTGATCGTTGTGTTTATGATGGTGCAGTGTGGATTGTATCAACTTCAACTACTGGACTGATGAAGGGTTGGTTTGATCCTGTTTCTGCTGGAGGTGGTGGTTTGGTTGATGATCCTGTCGTAGATAACTCATTATTATACTTTGCGCGTGAATATGTAATCGCTAGTTCGCAAGGAACATATGACTTTGGACTGGGTGCCCCCGATCCTACTGGTGTTGCCGTAGAACGCGGTGACCGCATTATCTTTGATGGCACCACATGGACTAAGGATCAGGTAAATCGTGGCTTAATGCGCGGCTGGTTCAATCCTACTGTTGCTGATGGTTTCGGAACAGTTCCATGGTCTATCGTTGATACCAGCACTCAATATGTAATTGATGAATACATCATTGCAGAAGTGGATGGTATATTTAACTTTGCAACCGCTCAACCTGATGTTGCGGGTCAAGAAGTAACATCTGGTGATACGTGGAGATTCACTGCTGCTGGTTGGGTATTAGTTGCTTCATCCGCTAGTGGTTTATCACGTGGTTGGTTAGATGCTACCATTGATGGTGGTGGGTTAAATGTCCCTGCCCCTGTAGTTGATGCTTCTGTTAATTATGAAATTAATGAATATGTAATAGTATTAATTGCTGGTGTTTATAATCTGGCACTAGGACTTACTGGTTCAGGAACAGAATTTGAAGTCGGTGATCGTATCCGTTATGATGGTACGGTATGGGCTAAGATCATTCCACCTGATCGTGATAATACTGTTATTGATGAAATCACACAAGTTGCTCATGGTTTTACTGCTATGCAACATGTGTATAAAGATAATACTGGTTCTTGGGAATTGGCTAGGGCAAATGTCGCGGCTACCTTGAAACAGGGTTTTATCAATGAAGTGTTTGATGCTGATAATTTCGAGATTTGCTATTACGGAATTGTTGATCAAGCAGGTCACGGGTTAGTCGTCGGAAATACATATTATCTTGATAGGTTGGTAGCAGGAACACATGTTGCCGTGGTACCTACGGCTGATTATGTTCAAGCGGTATTCGAAGTATTAGATACCAACACCTTGAAGATTCTTGATCAAGCAGTTCTGGATTTAACTGGAACAGGTGCTTCTATTGCAGAAGATAGAAGTCCATTAGGAACGGTAATCATGAATGTTAGCACAACACCCATCGCAGGGTATTTGTTATGTGATGGTTCGGCCTTTGATACGGCGTTGTACCCTGATTTGTTTGCTTTGTTGGGTTCAAACACAACTCCGAATTTGACTAGTCAGTTTGTTCGAGGAACGAATGTTCAGGGAACGATTAATGGATTTACTCAACGTGGAGACTCTACGGCTAGACCAAACGCAGGATTCACTACCAACAGTACTGGTGCCCACTCTCACTCAACAACTATTACTTATTATCGTAGTAATGGCGGAAATGATGGAAACACAGGTCCGGGTAAAAACACGGATACGAATACAACTAGGAACTGGACACATACCAGTTCATCGGCAGGCGCTCACAGCCACTCCATCACGGGTGGTGGTGATTCGGAAACCGCACCCAAGCACGTGTATCTCGCATACCATGTGAAGAGTGTTATATAATGACTAATATAATACGAGCTACTGGCGCTCTACCAATTGGGATGGTTGTTTCGTTTGCTGGGAATACAATTCCAGACAATATGTTGTTCTGTGATGGTGCTACTCTGGATAGGGTAGTGTTTGCAGATTTGTTTGCGGTGATTGGGACAATATATGGTTCTCCGACAGCGGCAACTTTTATGTTACCTCTGATGAATGATCAGATTATCCGTGGAGCAGATGATAGTCGTGGTGCTGATTTGACAGACCCTGTGCGTACAACAGGGTCTAAGCAGTTATGGGCTACAGGCGCACCGACTACTCCGTTTGTAATTAATGCTTTGCAGAACGGAACTCACGTACACACTGGTGAAAATCCAACTTCAGGCTCACATACTCACACTACAACAACGTCAGTTGGTGGGACTAATGGCAACAACCCCAGTCGTCACCAGCAATTCACCAGTAATGAGTGGTTCACAGGTTATTCAGGAACCCATACCCATACCGTGCGACCAAGTTCAACAAACGATCACGGTCACGGAACGCCAATTTTGACAGGTGGTGATACCTTGACTAGTCCACACACTATAACCATGAGAGCGGGGATTGTGGTCAAATGAGTCTAATATTTAATATAGTTGAAACGGCAGCACCAGCAGGAATTATTATATTCATGGCTGGAGATACTACTCCCGATGGAGATTGGTTGTATTGTAATGGTCAAGTCGTATCAAGAGTTACATACAGTGATTTGTATGATGCTGTTGGTGATACATATGGAGCAGGTGATGGTGCTACTACGTTTGGTTTGCCTGATTTTAGGGGTGAGTTTTTACGTGGGCTGGGACAAGCATCTGGTATCGATAATGGTCGAGTGTTGGGATCAAATCAGGGAAGTGCGGTTGCTAGTAGTGCTACAAATCCCATAGACTCTCCAGACATAGCAGATGGGTCGAATCACACACATACATTTACAATGGATTCGGCAGGCTCACACTCCCACACAATGGCGGGTTCATACGTAGGGGGTTCTGGAGGTTACAAAACCGTAAACCCAATATCTACCCAAAGTTTCACATTACCTGCCACGGGAAATCATATACATTCATTCACTACACCAGCAGCTACTAATTTACCCCATGTAGCCTCTGTAGCGGGTGGTGCTATTGAAACTATCCCTAATAATATCGCACAACGTTGTTGGGTATCATTCTAATGAAAACTATCAAGGTAATACTATAATGCCACATGTTATCCCAGAAATTACTGCTACGATACCAGCAGGCGCAGTGGTTCCGTTTATAGGTACGGCTATACCAGATAGGTATCTGTTGTGTGATGGTTCCGCAGTAAGTAGAATTGAACATTTTAAGCTGTTCGCTGCTATTGATACGTTATACGGCAATGGGGATGGATCAACATCCTTTAATCTTCCAGATATACGTGGACGGTTCATACTACACACGGAAACGGTTGCAGACGTGAGCAATACTACAGATTTTAAAACTGCCGTTGATCCAGCATATGTTATTAGTGCATATGATGTGGTTAGCCATACCCATGGAACCAGTACATCGAGTTCTACTGGAAATCATCGACACTCCCTAATAGGAGAAGACCCACACTTAGAAACTACATTTTCACAGTTTCGTGTTCGGGGCTTCGCAGCGGGTACGGCTTCGGCTAACACCTCTACGGGTGGTGACCACACACACTCAGGTTCAACTTACTCAGTCGGTTCAGGCCATTCCCACCCAGTAGAAGTTAACGGGGGCGATGCAGAAACTAGACCCCGCAACGTAGCGGTCTATTATATAATCTCCACAGGAAAGTAACTATTGCATTATTGAAAATTGTATGTTATAATTATATGACATAAATTTAATAGGCAATAGTACAATGTTATCCCCTGATCTAATCAACGCATCCTTTGAAATCTTGGGTGCAATCTTTGTTCTCAATCACTGTAAGGTACTTTATCGTGAGAAAACCGTAGCAGGTATTAGTATTATATCAGTTGCTTACTTTCTACTTTGGGGATTATATAATCTGTTCTATTATCCACATTTGAATCAGAGTTGGTCATTCTATGCTGCTATAACCATCACCATAGCTAATACGTTGTGGGTTATTTTGTTGTTAAAGTATAGTGGTTTCTTCAATCGTTTTAAAAAAGTAGTTGACTATCCTGAAATTATCTGATACAATCTGTCTTGTAGTGAAAAGTAGTGACAGTGGAAACTCATGACTGATTAATCCTTGGTCAAGCCGTATCGGAGGCTCTTGTAGACTCCGTTCTTGCAATTGAGTAGGACAGACACTAGATTGCACTTCGGGAAAACACGACACCAAAGTAATTATTTGATACCACCTATTGTGATTTGGGTTAGGCAGGTCAGACTTGGAAACAGTGAAACATCGTGACACAAGATTTGTAATTGACTTATAATTGGCGACAGGGCTGATCCTTGGAAGATGTGATTGTAATAATCTACCCAGATTCATGATCATCAAATGCCCATAATGTAGGTTCGAATCCTACCCTTTTCACTTTATTATTAATTTATCAAAATATTATGACTATCGAAATTCACAGTAAACACAATCGTGGTAAAAACCACATCCCTTCTATTGAGGGAGATGTGTATTATCTCCCTGTAGTGGATGGTAAGGAATATTCATATATTGCTGAAACTGAAGATGTGGCAATGCTACTAGCACTTCAAATCAAACACGAAGGACTCAATTCTCAATTCTGTAAAAACGCTTGTCGTATGTTAAATATCGATAGTGCTTGGGCAGAATAATTTAAAATATTTATTGACCTAACTGGAATTGTGTGATATAATTCCGTTTCAAATTAACCCAGAGCAAACAAAATGCAAGCATATCAAGTAATCCAAGGATTAGAACTAGTGTCTGGTAAACTGGACAAAGAAGCAATCATTCAAGAAACATGGGATGCAGGTTGTGATGAATTCTTTCGGGGTGCCCGATTAGCATATAGCAAACTGGTCACTTTTGGTGTGAAGAAGATTCCTACTACTGATACTGTAGGTATTCACATGAATAACCATCCTAAGTTCAACAACCTATTACATGATCTCCAAAAACGGTTGTTGACTGGTAATCGTGCATTGGATGCTATTCAAACAATGGCTGATGAATGTTCACCCGATTTGTGGAATGATTGGTACCGTAGAATCCTCCTGAAGGACTTTCGTTGTGGTACTACCTCTACGCTTATCAATAACGTTTTAAAGCGTCAGAAGACTCCTGAAGCAGACAGAGCAGCAGTCCCAGTGTTCTCTCCACAATTGGCACATCCTGCCAAGAAACATATGAAGAAGGTTGTGGGTAAGAAGTTTCTAGACCCAAAACTTGATGGTGTTCGTTTCCTTGCCTTCTTGGAGCAGGATACAAAAACAGTATCATTCTATTCTCGTAATGGTATCATTAATAATAACTTCAAACATCTTGAAGTGATGTTGGAAAGTATGCTGGACGTGTTCCCTGAAAGTGTTATGTTTGATGGTGAAATCGTTTCTCGTAATTTCCAAGAGTTGATGAAGCAATGGAATCGTAAAACGAATGTTGATACCAGTGATGCTATCTACGCAGTATTCGATATGATACCTCTTGCGGATTTCCATAATGGTATCTGCCACACCCCACAATCAGAACGACATGAAATGTTGACAATGGTTGATGAGATGTTCCAAGAAGAAAGCAACGGCAAAATCTATGTGGTACCCAAGATCATCGTTGATCTGGATACCCCCGAAGGTCAAAAAACCTTTAAGGATTTTAACAGAACCACATTAGAGGCTGGTTATGAAGGTATCATGTTGAAAGACCTTGATGCTAAGTATTACACCAAACGTTCTCACGGCTGGTTGAAAATCAAACCCGTAATCGCAGTTGACCTACAGATTGTTGAAGTTAATGCTGGTGAAGCAGGTAAAGAATTTGAACACACTATGGGTTCATTAACCTGCGAAGGTGTAGATGCCGAAAGCGGAAAGTTCATTCGTGTAAATGTTTCGGGTGGTTTCTCTCACCAACTCCGTGATGAAATCTGGAATGATATCCCCAACGTACTTGGTAAAATGGTAGAACTGGAAGCAGATGCTATTACTCAATCTCAAGATGCAGTAGATGTGTTCTCACTGCGATTCCCCCAATTCAAATGTTTTCGTCCTGACAAAGACTAATTTACTTGAAGAAAGTTCTTGCAAACTAAGCGTTGCTTTGTGATCAACTTTTCTCAAAAAAGTTCTTGCAATTGTCTCGGTTTCTGGTATAATAGCTTTATTGAAATTAACCACTAACCGAGATTATCACCATGGCAACAGCATTTAACACAGACCGCGCACTTGAAGCCCTTCAACTGGTTTCTGACTCATTAGAGTCCAGCACTATCTACAACCAAGATTGGAAAACTGCAAAAGAACGCCTGAACCGCGCAATGGAACAGGATTGGGACTCAATCAAGGACACTATGTTCGCAGGCCAATATCATTCAGTTAATGATGACATCCAAGACTTAGTTTATTACTCACGTCCTCAGATGCACACTGTTAAATCAGTTGAGAAGAAGCTGAACAAAGTTAAAGACCAACTGACTGATGAGCAATACGCAGAACTGCGTCATGCCTTAGATACATACGCAGTCATCGCTGGTAATCTGGCACTTTTGAAAGGAATGATCGTTATGGGTCGCAAGCCTGCAAACAACCCAAACGCTGCTCCTGAGCGCACTCTTGAAAACACGGGTACTTGTTCAGTATGTGGTCGCAACGTGAAACTGGACAACAGTGGTCACATTGTATCTCACGGCTACACAGTATCATGGGGAATGGGACGATCTTCAAGTTGTTCTGGTGTTCATTTCAAGCCTTGGGAAGTTTCTCCAGCAGGCGCTGAAGAATATATCTACACTTTGGAATCTGCAAAAGCCAGCACTCTTAGCCGTATCGCAGATATGGAAGCTGACAAAGTTGAAATGGTTTACACTACTCGCGGTTCAATCCAACGTGGTGAGCCTCGCTTTGAAATCACAAAAAATCGTGAAATTGAAATGCTGAAACGTAATCTTCCAGCAATCAAAGCAACCACAAAAGAATTCATCGCAAAAGTAGAAGGTTGGAAAGTTCAACCCCTGCCGATGCAAAAGTAAGATATAATCGGGGTCGAAAGACCCCATACAGGAAACATAAAATGGCTACATTTGAAATCAAAGTAAAAAAGATCGATTCAATCGAAGATCACCCCAATGCTGATAAACTGGAAATTGCAGTAATCGGTGGTTATCGTTCATTAATCCAAATCGGACAATTCAAAAAAGGGGATTATGTAGTGTATCTCCCTGAAGCCGCTGTGCTACCTAATTGGCTTATTAAAGCCGTAGGGTTATGGAATGAAGATAAGGGCATAGGGAACCTCTCAGGGCGTCAGGGGAACCGTGTGAAGGCTATTAATCTACGTGGCATTGTCTCACAAGGCTTACTCTATCCTGTTGAAACCTGTGCATCCGATGAACTCGGTTGTGGGTATCTTGTTCGTGGTGAAGTCGGTGGTGCTGTTCACTTACGGGAAGATGAACTATTAGAAAAAGATTTTTCTCAATATCTTGATATTCACAAATATGAACCCGAAATCCCTACCAATATGGCAGGAGAGGTTGCAAATGTATTTGGACACACTATCAAATATGATGTGGAGAACCTTCAAAATCATTGGAATACCTTTGATGTGGATGATGAGGTTGTAGTAACAGAAAAGTTACACGGTACCCTGATGTGTGTTGGTAAAGCTGAATCTGATCTGGGTCATAAAGACTTATTAAACGGAAACGTAATTATTAATAGTAAAGGTGTGAGTGCTAATGGTTTGTGCTTCAAGTGGAACGATGAGAATGCCCATAACCTTTATGTCATGACATTTAAAGAACATCTCCTTGATAAA